GTTTACTGGTCCGATATACAGGCAGGCTGCTGGAGGTGGAGGTGGGGGTTCAGGATCTGCTGGAAATGCTGGAAACCCTGGAAATGCAGGATCTGCTGCAAACCCAAACAGCTTTAATTGCGTGTCCGTAACTCCAGGTGGTTCATATCCCATATCAGTTGGAAGCCCAGCAGGACAGATTAATATTTCATGGAACCCTCAATGAAAAAGAAAAGCATAGAAACCGCACTTGCTAAACGAGATTTGGCTCTTGCTGAATTAGAAACTCAAATGTCGGTAGAAAACCGGCAAGCCGATTTTAATCGTATTAGATCTTTTACTATCGGTACGGCATTTGGAGGCACCACAGAAATAAATGTAAGAGCCAATAGCGGTGCTTGTTATTGGGGATTGTTTCAGCCTGTAGAAGTTATAGAGTTAATTCACCAGCTAGCAGCCAATGTTGGATGCCATATACATATTCAACCTCGACGAGATTTTGCTGCTTGGCGAGATTGGAAATACACAGAGGAAGAATTAGCTTTTGCCGCTGGGCGACAACCACATGTTGCAACAGGTCATGCCCCATACACTAAAGGATGGCATGAAAATCAACAAGTAGCGGCAACTTTGCCTCATCCAGAGCAACAACCTGGGTTAAATATTGAAAGGAAACAAAATGAGCCTGTGGCAACTAAAAAAACTGTCAACCGGCGAAGCACTAAACGAGCCGCAACCACTGCCTGAAAACTGGGGGCCGATCTTTGGTCTTCACGGCTTTGCGGATCAACTTGGTGACTTGTCATGGCTAGGTGAAGCCTATAACGACCAAGGTTGGATTCAGGTTGGCGAAGCGCCACCACCTCCAGCCGTAGCGACCAAAGCGCAGCTTGAGTGGGACCGTGCTAAAAAAATGCTGCAAGAATCGGATTGGTCAATGCTTCCTGATGTGCCTATGACTGCTGGTGATAAAGCTGCGTGGATTGAGTACCGTCGTGGGTTACGTGAGATTCGACTGCAAGCAGGATTTCCTGACAATATTGTTTGGCCTACTCGTCCTGAGTGAAGCATTACAAAATTCGGTTTAACAAAAGCCGAGGTCAGCCAGGGCGAGGGAGCATAGAGCATGTTTGGCGGGTCTTTGAGGATGGGCGGGAACATCTTGCACGACATTTGCAAATCCAAGTTCCAACTTGGAGCGAGTTGGATGCCAACGGTCAGGATTACAACATTGCTTGTCGAGGCAAGATGCTTTGGTTTGCCGACACCGACACCGCAGTAATTGTGGAGGAATAAATGGCTTGGTCTGATGTTCTTAAAGCAATTATCCCCATAGTGGTAGCTGCGCTTGCTTGGCTGCTTGGTCAAGTGGCTAGTTTTAGCGAACGGCTTACTAAAATTGAAGGGCAGATGCCAGCGTTAATTACCCGTGAAGGTGTGCCGACTGACTCGCCTATCAGTGCCGAGAAGCGTGCTTTGCAGAAAGAGCAACTCATGCAGCACATCAACGAACTTCAGGTCAAAGTCAGGCTGCTTGAGGAACGCGAAAAGCTGGGGAAACGATAATGTTTGAATTACTCGGTGGCGGCCTTCTTGGTTCCATCTTTGGCGGTTTGTTCAGGCTTGCCCCTGAAGTCCTTAAATTCCTTGATAAAAAGAACGAACGCGCTCACGAACTTAGCATGTTCCAACTCCAGACCGATCTGGAAAAGATGCGCGGTGAATTTAAGATGGAGGAGAAGTATGTTGACTACTCTATCCAGCAGATGGACACAATTAAAGAGGCATTTAAAGAGCAGGCCCAGACCGCAAAAGAGGCTGGCTGGCTCGCTAGCTTTATCACTGCTATTACACGCCCCGGTCTTACTTGGATTGCATTTGGCGTATACGTGGCTGTTAAAGTCGCGGGGTTAACGATTGCCTTCCAGACCAACGCTAACTGGGCTGAAGTCTTGACCAAGAGCTACGACGAAGATGACTTCGCCATGCTGAACATGATGTTAACGTTCTGGTTTGTAGGACGGTCTATAGAGAAGTACAACAAATCGTGAAAGAGGCAAAGAAGCTTTGTAAGGATGTACTGATCAAGCCCTTTGAGGGGCTGGCAAAGCGTTTGCCTGACGGACGAGTAACAGCTTATCCCGACCCCGGAACCCGTGGGCATCCTTGGACAATTGGCTGGGGTGCAACCGGCCCTGACATTAACCCCGGCACGGTCTGGACGATTGAGCAATGCGAAGATGCACTGGATCACCACGTTGAATACTTTCTCAGGGGTTTATTTAAGTTCTCCCCAAAGATTCAAACCGCACTGCCCCGACGCATTGCCGCTGTCACTTCATGGGTTTACAATTGCGGCTTAGGGAACTATCGGGTTTCCACGTTCAAAAAGCGGGTTGATGCGGGAGATTGGGATGGTGCAGCAGATCAGTGCCTTCTCTGGAATAAAGCTGCGGGTCGAGTCCTCCCCGGTCTTACTCGTCGCCGTGCCGCCGAAGCTGCCTTGATGAGGTGAGCTATGCTCAAGAAGATCCTGTTTAAGCCGGGGGTAAACAAAGAGAACACTCGGTACACCAACGAAAACGGCTGGTACGTTAGTGACAAAGTACGGTTTCGTCAGGGCACCCCTGAAAAAATTGGTGGTTGGCAGCGCATTTCCGCAAATACATTTCAAGGTGTTTGTCGTTCTTTGTGGAATTGGGTTACGCTGACATTTCAAAACCTCATGGGTGTTGGTACAAACCTGAAGTATTACATCGAGCGTGATGGGTCTTATAACGACATCACACCTATTCGCTCAACTGTGACACTACCTAATAATCCTTTTACAGGTAATGGTACAACCACTGTTACAGTTACAACCTCGGCTGATCACGGTGCAGGGATTGGGGATTTTGTAACTTTCTCTGGGGCTACAGGTACGTACGACACAACGTTTAACGCTGAGTTTCAAATCGTTACTGTTCCTACAACGACAACTTTTACAATAACTACAGGTAGTGCTATCAGCGCCGGATCTTATGGTGGTGCTAGTGTATCTGCTGCGTTTCAATTAACTGTAGGCCCAGCTATTCAAGAACCGCTTTCTGGTTGGGGTGCTAGTTGGTGGGGACTTGGATCTTGGGGTAACGGACTTACTTCCTCAATCTCTATTCGTATTTGGTCAGCTAATAATTGGGGGGAAGATCTTATTTTTGGCCCTCGCGGTGGTGGGTTGTATTACTGGGATGCCACAAACGGTGTTACCACTAGAGGTGTAAACGTCAATACGCTGGGGGGTACTGTAACTTTCACAATTGCTACACCCTGTGTAGCTACGTTTTCTGTGTTACTTGCTGAAGGCACAGCCGTGCAGTTTTCCACGACAGGTGCGTTACCGACAGGCTTGTCCACAGCTACAACCTATTATTTACGTAACGTTGATGGGGCAACGGCAAATCTTTCGGCTACCCCCACAGGCGCAATTATTGATACATCAGGTTCTCAATCCGGCACTCACAGCGTTAGCCTTTTAGTTGACGTACCCACTTTACAAAATTACATCCTTGTATCTGACACTTCTCGGTTTGTGTTGCTGTTTGGTACGACGGATTATGGTAGCGCCACGCTTGACCCCATGCTTATTCGTTGGAGCAATCAAGAATCGGTAGTTGATTGGGTGCCTTCTTCACTTAACCAAGCGGGATCAGTGCGCTTATCGCATGGCTCCCAAATCATCACAGCACTGCAAACCCGTCAAGAAATTGTAGTGTGGACCGATTCTTCGCTTTACTCGCTTCAATATGTTGGTGCGCCTGTTGTTTGGTCTTCGCAATTGCTTGGTGATAATGTTTCAATCGTTAGCCAAAACGCCGCAGCAGTTGCTTCGGGGCGTGTATTTTGGATGGGCGTTGATAAGTTTTATGTGTATGACGGTCGAGTACAAACCCTTCGTTGCGATCTTCGTCGGCATGTTTTTGGAAACTTAAACCAAAACCAATACCAGCAAGTATTTGCTGGTACTAACGAAGGCTTTAATGAAGTATGGTGGTTTTACTGTACCGCTAACGTCACTGCGGTCGATGCTTATGTGGTGTACAACTACGTAGAAGATGTTTGGTATTACGGTACGATGGCACGTACAGCTTGGATTGATTCTGGTTTACGTGCTTACCCACAAGCGGCTACTTATAACTACAACCTTGTTAACCATGAATATGGTATTGACGATAACGAAACGGCTACAACTTTGCCGATTGTTGCGTATATTGAGTCTGCTGAATTTGACATCGACGATGGTGAGAAGTTTGGGTTTATCTGGCGCATGGTGCCGGATCTAACATTCCAAGGGTCAACTGCGGATACACCGCAAGTTACTATGACCATGTACGGCATGAACGGTTCAGGGTCTGGGTTTAACACTGAGGCTGCTAAAGCTGTTGTCCGTACGTCCACCGTTACGATTGAGCAGTTCACCAATATTATTTACACCCGCATCCGTGGGCGGCAGATGATTATTGAAATATCTTCTGACGGTTTAGGTACAACTTGGCAATTAGGAGCACCCCGTATCGATATTAGGCCGGATGGTAGACGATGAGCTTTATCCAACATCCCGCTGCGCCTAATCTACCATTAGCTCCACCGCAGTATGACTCGCGTTATCAGGAGCAATTTAATAACGTCTTGCGTCTGTACTTCAATAGGCTCAATAACAACTTACTTTCTCTTTTCGGCACTTATGGCGGGCAGTATGTGCAGCTTCCGCTGGGGTCTTTTTACGATACGACGGATCAAACGGCTGCTTCAACCACAACGGCTTACGCTATCACGTACAACACAACAAGCATTTCTAACGGCGTTAAAATCCTAAATAGCTCCGAAATTCATTTCGATTACCCCGGTCTGTACAATATTCAGTTCAGCGTTCAGCTTTCTAACGACGACAACGCCACTCAAGACGTAGATATTTGGTTTCGTAAGAATGGTCAGGATATTGCCGACTCCAACAGCCGGTTTGGTTTAGCCCCACGTAAGTCTGCTGGCGATCCATACCATGTGATTGCTGCTTTAAACTTCATTGTGGACGTAACGCCTAACGACTACATTCAGCTTTACTGGCGTACTTCTAACACCAGCACTTACATTGAACACTATACTGCCCCTTCCTCACCGACGCGACCTGCGATACCATCAGTCATCCTGACTGCTACCCTTGTTTCGGGTATTGAATAGCGTGACTACCTCTGCTAAAACTCTGACTCCTGAGCAACAAGCTGCCATTGCTAAGCTGCAAAGTTTTCAGCAACAGCAGGCATTGGATAAGTATTTGTCAGGCCGAGCTACGCAATACGGTACGACCCCCAAAGGTGCAAAATCTGATACGGGCTGGACTGCTGGGCAAACGCTTGCTAATCCATTTGCGGGGTTAAAAGATTTTGGTAAGAAGAACGTTGACATTTACGGTACTGGAGAAGAATTAAGTAACGTAGTAGGGCAGGAAGAAAGAGCAAAAACCGCTAGCGATTTAATGCGAGAGAAGTTTGGTGAGCAGCTAGGGCATAAGTCTACGTTTACCAAAGCGTATAAGAAGGATGAAAAAGGCAATCCTGTTGAAGTAGAGCTAGATTCCCTTACGCCAGAAGAACTTAACTCTGGCAATGTTATTTTGTACATGGGCGGTAAAACGGGGGGTGAAAGCCGCGAGCGCATGGCGCAAGCTTATATACCCAAAGGTGACAAGTTAGTCCCTGTTGGCGATCCTGCGTATTACAAAGGCGAACACCCTGATGCTAAGAATGTAGCCAATGCTTTAAAAATTGGGGCTATTCTTTCGCTACCTTTTGGTGGTATTGGTGGACTGCTTAGCGGGGTTACTGGAACGGCGGGTGCAACAGGTGCAGCGGCTGCTGCACTTGGTGAGCTTGGAATCAACACAGCAGGCACCGGCCTTGCGGGGCAGTTAGCTAATTTAGGACTTCCCTCTCTTGCTGCCGATGCTGGAGCTAAGGCTTTAGTATCAGGTGCACTTAGTGGTGGAATCGGTTCGTTAACCGGCACAGGGTTTAAAGAAGGATTTAAAAGTGGGGCTACATCTTCGTTGGCTTCAGATGTAATAGGTGCAGGGGTTAACAAAGTAGCTCCTGATGCGTTTAAAGGACTTGGTTCTTTAGAAGCCCCCGCTAAATCGTTGGCTACATCAGCTTTGACGGCAAAAGCATTAGGCCGACCTTTTGATGTTGGGCAAGCAGCCAAAGGCGCTGTAATTAACTATGGGTTAAATCAAGCTGGGCAAGCTGCGGGGGTTGATCCTAAACAGCAAGCCGCTATGATGAAATTTTATAATTTTGCTGCCCCGCTAATCGCAGCGCGGCGTAAGCCGGGAGGACCATGATGGCTGATGACAACAAGAGAAAGTATTCTGTTAATTACGATGAATTGTTTAGTGGCGAGGATGATTTTAGTGCGCCTGTTGGGATTGATCTAAGCAATGTCAATTTAAGCGATTTTAATTTAGGGGATATAGCTTCAGGTTTTTCTGGAGATATTGGTAATTTAGGAATTACTCCTGATTTTCTTTCAGAGCTAAATGCTAACCCAGATCTTTTACGGGCTTTTCAAGCTGAGTTTCCAGAAGACGCTGCACTGATTAAAAATTTAATAGGCGGGGATGCAGCTTCTGGCGTTTATGATCCTAATGACCAATCTGCTGCCGAGACTGCTCGATTACAACGCCAAGCAGGTAATGAAGGTGACGGAGAGTTAAAAGCTAAAGGTGTGCCTGTTGGTGATCCAAATGATCCTATGGGTACTAAGAAACTAGCGGATATAAGTGGCGATAAAACTACCAATAAAAAAGGAATACTAGGAACAGACATCACTGCTAAAGATGCAGCCAAATACGCAGCCATGCTTGCAATGGCTAAGATGGCGTATAACGATGCTCAAAAGTCTAGAGAAGAAGCGCGGGGATGGTCTGCTCCCGGTGGAATAGCTAAACAAGCTGTACGTAGCCCCGGTGGTGGTGTATCGTTCAAAAAATCTGGTAAAGCAATGGGTGGGGGAATTGGGGCACTGGATATGGCGCAAGGGGGACGTGCACGACGTGCACTACCGCCACGATACCTCGACGGACACTCCGACGGAATGGCCGATAAAGTCCCGGCGCATATTGACAATAAACGACCTGCTGCGCTTAGTGATGGCGAGTTTGTTATTCCTGCTGATGTTGTTAGTCATCTTGGTAATGGTAACTCTAACGCTGGTGCGAAACGCCTTTACAAAATGATGGATGATATTCGTGCTGCGCGAACGGGCAACCCCAAACAGGGTAAACAAATTAATCCTGACAAATTCATGCCGAGGTAATCATGGCACTACCTAAATTTATCACTCAAGAAATTAAAGATCTTGTTGGCGCTTCTGAGAAAGATAAGGTCAATTGGTATGCCGATCAACTTGATTCTGGGTTGTCAGACGCAGAGATCCGTGCACGGGTTAACGAGGTATTAGGAACAAGCTATTCAGGGTACGAACCTGATTGGCAATACTTAAAACGTCAAGCTGCTGAGCCGCTCACTCCTGAGATTGCAAAAAATTTAATGCAAAGGTCGATGACGACAGGAGTAAACATTGCCGATTTTGATAAGTATGGTGGGTATGATGCAGTTGCTGCAATGTATAACGCTAACCAAGGCAGCTATAACCTTGCCGACCAAACACTATCGCAGTTACAAAGCGCGGCAAATCAAATAGCAAATACAGGTGTTGGTAATCGGGCAGTCCTTGATTTAGTCAAATCTAATACACAGCAACAGCAACAGCAACAGCAACAGCAACAGCAACAGCAACAGCAACAGCAACCGGGAACAGACTACCAAAGTACTGTAACGGGTGGGTCAGGGGTAGACTTCAAAGGTTCAACAGGACTGCGAGAGGCGTATGGGCCGTATGCTCTTGATTACCTTTCCCGCGCATCCGCGTTGCTTGGGTTGCGCGATAGTCCTGACTATCAGCCTATTAAATTTGGTACTGCCGAAAAAGGCGGCACATATGGCGCAGACACTGCAAAAACCCTTGCAAATCTTCAAGCCCGACGCGAGTCCATGATGGGCATGGGTGAAGATAAGTCCGCTATGTTTCAGCCTTACCAATATTCGTTCGCCCCTAAACCTGCAAAAAGTGGTGGGGTAATGTCTTTAGTGGATCACTATGACAATGGAGGTGCGGTAGGCAACGCTGCGGTTACTACTAGCGGGGGTGTAGGTTCAGATACCATTGCCGGTGGAATGCAAGGTGCTCAAGTTGTACCTTCTACTTATAACGCTCCAACTAATATTTACTCTGGTCCCGGTGACTCAGGTATTACTACAGGTTCATTTGACCCAGCCGCAATTAGTCGTTTTACTAACCCATATGCAACCGCAGTTACTGATCCACAAGTCCGTGAAGCTAAACGCCAAGCTGAACTTGCAAGGCAATCTCAAGCTGCAAAATTTTCACAAGCCGGTGCTTTTGGTGGATCTAGAAGTATTCTTGCTGAAAACGAGTTAGGTAGAAATCTTGCAACACAGATCGGTGACATTTACGGTAAAGGTCAGAAAGAAGCTTATGACGCTGCACTTCGTGCGTTTGAAGCCGAAGAGGGTCGCAAGTTAACCGCAGGTATTGAGACTGAAAGAGCAAGACAGGAAGCTGGTAGGCAAGGATTAACAGGTGCTGCGAATGAAGCTCAGTACCAACAACTTGCACGAGACTTACAACAACGTGCTGAAGAAGCTACAGCTAGAGGTGATCAGTTTGCAGCTAATCTTGCACTGCAACAACTTGCGGAAGCCAATCGTGCTGCTGAAGCCACTCGTCAGTTTGAGTACACACAAGCGCGTGATACTTACCTTGATCCATTTCGTGAGCTTGGGTACGCATCTCAACTACTTCAAGGATTGCCCATCAGCGCATCAACAACGGGTATTAGCCCGTCTGCAAATGCGTTGAAAGCAATGCTTGCAAGTGCTGGTATTCTTTTCCCTGACGAAACCGGGGGCTAATAGTCATGGCTTATACACCTCTTTCCCCTAGCGGCGTTGCTAACGCTTTGCAAAATGTTGCAAAATTCCCTGACTCAAGGTTGCAGCAGTATGCAGCAGGACGCCCCCCACAACCAACAGGGCAAGTGCAGCCGGGACCAACAGGACAAGCAGCACAGGAATTAAACGCACGTGGTATGCAACGACAAGCTGCACAACGTCAACAAGCTATGCAAAACAATCCTGCAAACAGCCCAACCATCTTTCAACAGAAAGACATGGAGCTTCAACAGAAAGCTCAGCAGATACAGCAGCAAGAACAAAAGCTTGGCTTGCTTGGCGCACTCATGGCTAAAAAAGCGCAGGACATGCAGGCACGGGATACTACTGGTATAGGTTCACTGCCGCTGGATACGTTTAACGCTATGGATGGCGGTATTGTGTTTAGTGGTGGGGGTGGGGT